AATGGTCGCGTAAGGCTTCCACATCGGCCCATCTTTGAGCTGTTTCTTTCTCGACGTCTGATAACAAGGCAAACTGCTCACGGTCCTCACAAATGCGTGTGAACTCGTTGTCGTTGTATTGCCCATCGTCGTCTTCTTCAAGTACATCAAGTTCTGAATTTAGACTAGACAACTCGGAGCATCTAGCTCTCATTAGAGTGTCTAAGTCTTCGTCAGATACTAATTCAAGCAACTCTTCACGAGTATACTTTCTAGTCATAAGTTTCCTTTAAGGTACATCACTAATAATGTCAGCACTCGTCATATTGTACATCTGGAATATACAATTAGCTGACGTCCCACTATCCTGTAGATACGGATAGGTATCCCCATCACCCATCCTCCACCAATGATTAGGCTCAGTGGATAACATAGATAAATCAGAAGGTAAACCACCGTTATAAATACTAGAGATATTAGCGCTTTGGTCATTATTCCAAACTGCTACCTCGTCAATTCTTCCGCCACTCCTTATGTACGAAGTTGATGCGCCTTTCTTTCCTATCTGGAACAACTCATCTTTAATGCTGCCGCTATAACCAAAGTTTTGGTGCGTATTACTTGTCGACTTCAATATACCATTAGCGTAAAACTTGAATCGCGAATAGTAGGTAGACATATTACCACTAGCACTGCCTGTTGTACCTCCGTCATAAGTAACCACCAAGTGCGTCCATTGATTTCTAGGTATTGACTGTAATGGCGTTAACATTTTAAGGTTATTGTTAGACGTGCCATATTCTAGCATCACACCTTCAAACGAGCTGCTGCCATAATACCTTAACCAAATATGACCTTCATTGTTGTTATCATTTCCGCCAAAATAAAAAAGCGTTTGGTTATTCTGTGTACCTACTGGCTTAACCCACAACGAGATTGTCCAAGCGTCATTTGAACCAGTACCGTTGCTAGTGCGCCCCAATGAGGTATCCACTAAGCTAGCATTACCTGACAAATAGTCGAGGTTATCAAACTTAACGCTCTTTGTGTTCGCAAATGGCGGAGTGCTAACAGTTAGTACTATTGTTTGACTATCCTCTCCGTTGTAGTTTATAGCTTTTACAGGTATGTTATAAGTACCTGCCGCTAAACTACTGCCGCCAAGTAACTTTCTTGGATTACCCTCTACGGTAGTTACACCAGATACGCTTGATAAATCCCATTCGTACCCCACACCGTAGTCGGTAGTTAGTTCGTAGTTTAATGTTTCACCTGCTGTTAAGGCTAAGGTTAAAGAACTAGTTATACTAGGTACGTTATTGGTAGGTGTTCCAGCCGTTTGGAATATAGCGTTCAGTTCATTACATACGTCAATAGCGGTACCTGTATAGGCAACATCATTTACATCAACAAAGTCTGTATGGACAACATTACTAACTATATCAAAGTTTTTGGCTAAATCGGTAATTACTACTTTACCATCTGCAATAGACGCTTGGAGACTATTTAAAAACTGTGCTCCATTTGCGTCCTCTATAAAGATACTATTAGCCGCACTATCTTTGTACACTTTTATAGTCATAAGTTACCTCGGATTAGTTGTATAACACTACCCGCGTTAACTAACGTACCGTTTGTAGATAGTCGTACTTGTAGTTTTATTAGGTTATCTCGTGTGTTCGTGTCACCCATGTATACTAAGTCAGGTTTTAAACTAAATCTGTAGTTTTTACCACTACCATCATCTAGTCTACCGACGGTTGTACTTAGCGTGTATAAACCACCACCTGTACCTAACTCATAACGAAATTCAAGTAACGCATTATTCGTATTAGGGTTTACTGTAAAGTCATTACGTATTAACAACGTGTAGTTATACCACTAGGTCCATAAGTACTATTTGAGAAAGCCCCAGCACCGTTATTAGGTATAGTAGTCCACACGTCCTCTATTATTGTTACAGGTGTTATACTTGTCGATGTATCGTTGTAATCTAAGAAACCGTTACCTAGTACCGTACCACTACCACCTATTATCCCTATTGGCATGTTAATCTCCTATACGTTTGTTACGACTGTATAAGTACCAGTCGAGATGATTTCAATAGATGTACTAGGAGCTACATATGGCTCATAGTAACTACCATCCTGTATTGTAACACTTCCTGAACCACCACCCAATTTTATTTGTAGTGGTGTACCCGTAGGCTGTATTAAGAAATACTCTCGACCACGATGGGCAGGAATAACTCTATTACCAGCTAACGCTTCTGATATTAGTTTAGCATTTTCTGATGCCATAATCAGTGCTCCCTAGCTTCCGTCTTCGCATCTGTTAGACGACTATGACGTTGCTTGTTTGCCAGAACATCTTTAAGACCACTAAGGTTCTCATCTTGTTCTACATCACAGGTAATGTCATTATCTTTTAAGAATCGGGCAGCTGTGGCTAACAGTGCAGGGGTAGCAGTTTTTACCATTACCCCTGTACCGATAGATTCGCCCTCTCCGTCGAATTCTGTTTCTTCTTCTTCATGAAGAACTTGTTCTGTTAATACTGTAGCCACTGCATTATGTAGAGCAGCTAATTTACTTTCACTAGCCTTTGTCATCAGTATGTCTCTCCCGTCTATTGAGCATAGTAAGCACTTTATCCATACCAGCTTGAATATGTTCAAGTTTAGTGTCAGTTAATTTACTGAATGCTTTAAGCTCAGTACGCATAACTTCAATTTGAGTTTGTTGATTGCTTTGTGCTGCTTCGGCATTAGCCATACGCGCCTCCAATTTAACGAATCGCTCATCTCGGGCTTTCTTATCGTACCAATGCCATGCGACTACAAGTGCTACTGCACCGCTAAGTAACTTCTCGTTTAACCACTCCATAGTGATTCCTTTTATGAACCACCCGAAGGTAGTTAGTTTATTTACATCGTTTAATAATAATCATAATAGGTACTCAAAGAATACCTACTAGTTTATTACTACATTTGCCAAATGGCTGATTGTTCCTGACCTGCTGCTACAAGGACTTTCTTTAATGTTGTCTGATTTACCATCACGACTTCATTGTTAGCTAATGTCCAAGGCATTTCTTCATCACCTACGAGTATTGTAATAGCTCGTATAAAGCGATTCTGAGAGGTTTCGTCACCATCGAATACTAATCCATCAACCTCAACTGTTAGGTTATTCATTTGCTCTGTACGGCCTTTCTTAAACATGGTACGAGCATATGTATCTACTAGGTCAGTTGGTTGTATAGGTTCAACAGGTTCCGTTGGCATCTCAGTACGAGATACCTCATCACCATCTTCATCGTATGTTATTTCTGTTTCCCAGTTATCATAATCATACTTGTCATTTAGATAGTATATGTAATCCATGCACCAATCCCATTGACGAGTAATGTTGACCATGGCTCTGAATAAGTCTATGACACGCTGAGGTTTACCCAAACCGATTACTCGGTCTAGGTCAGCCTGTGTCTTAGTCTCACCAGTAAACAATTGTAGTCTACCATCTTCATCTAAGAACTCTCCCATTAATTACTCCTATCTATAAAGTATTGTATATTAAACGAAGCAGTACCACGAAGTCCAGTGTTACCATTGTCATCAGTGAATGATTCTTGGTTATCAACGATTTCAAACTGGTTGTTGTCGCCCCAAGTAGTATCATAAATCATTTCCTTATACGCATAACAAAGCTTACCAACACCGTTATTAGATGATAGGTAGTCAAGTTCTTTGCAACCAATAGAGCCAGTAGTGGGCGTGCCCAACCCAAGAGGGTCATGGCTAGGTAGCACATAAGTAGATGTATGGAAGTGACCGTCAGCCTTCAAGTTATAATGATTTAATGGTTTACGTGTATTATCCTTAATAGAAGAACCACCAATACTATTAGTAGACACCTTTCCAAGTAGGCTACTAGTCAAGTGTGCACCCCATTCAATACCGTAATATGTCATAGCCACAACACCACCCAAGTCAACTACTTCACTATTCACATCATCACTCGTAAAGTGCGCTTGTGTTTCGTAGTGGTTCAGTTGTATATTTCCTATAGTGGTTCCTGTAATTATTGTATTACTTATGTTATTGATATTAGGGTTATCAGCTGTCCAAGTTGGATTGCTGCCAGCAGCAGCGTATTCCCTATTGGTTTGAGCATCGAGACACTTCCTATTAAGGGTCAATGTCTCCGTCGAACCTGTAGGTATAAATGGTATCCATTGACCTTCAACACCGTTCGGGAACGTAGCTGCGATATCAGCAGGGTTACCAATAATGTCAGTCCAAGTTGGGTTGGCTTGTGAATGGCGATTAGTAAGCAGGTAATCTGTCTGATTTAGTATAAATCCATCACTTATCATCTGAGTTGGATTATCTAAGTATATAATTGATGCAGGGTCTGTCGAATATTGAGTTAATGGTATATATAACCAATCATCATTATCCAAACCACCCATATCATAAGTAGCAACAGACCAACTCAAACCACTCCATACATGAAAAGTAAGATTTGCGTTGTTCCTTGACATAGGTCTATATACATTACCCGTTGGTTGATGTATAAGTAAGCAGTTCGCACCCTTACCCAGTAAGTCACCCCTCAATTGAATTGTAGGTAGTGTTGTAGTTAGTGAGATTGGAGATATTGGCGTTATGGAACATCCATTCCAATAATTATTAGAACCACTAAATGTTATCACGAGGTTACACTTTAGAATGTATGGCACACCTTCAAAACCTCTTACTTCACCAGCGATTGCCTTACGTTTAAACTCTACGAGAACTCATACGTAAGTCATCAACATCACTAGCATAGATAGCATCGTATAACTTACCATCGGGACGTGTGTCTCTACCAATGTAACCAGTATCACTACGATAACCGATATCAGCAGGGTTACCACTGTGCGTTGAGTTATGGAAACATTGAGCAGTCGATGTTGCTAATACGCCAGTGCCATCACCATCATACCAATGTGTGCTAGTCACATCATCGTTACGATTCCACTTTTTACAACCAAGTGGGTTTAGTGCAGGATGATAAGCACCTTGGTTTCTACGTTGGACTAAAGCGATTGGAACAGCGAAACATAAACCATCGTGAGCATGAGCATCATTAGTATTTCTAGCTTTATAATGCCCATTGCCTAATAAGTGCCTGTTATTCAACGAGTTTGTATGGATACTATCAAATACATCACCAATAGGACCACTAATATCACTAACTGTCGTTTTCTTACCAGTAGGGTTAACAAGAGCGTTATTATAGAACCCTTGTTTATAACACATATAACCATCACCTCTATAGTTAACTTGGTCAGTTCCTTCCCAATCATCACCCAAACCTTCAATAACACGTATACGATAGCGAACTTGAATTAAATCATCACCATCTTGATATATGTTATTATCTGGGTCGCTAAGGAATATAGCTTTTTCCTCGAATGATAAATCATCCCATACAGCGTACTTACCCGTAGTTTCAGTGTCCCACTCACCGAATCGTGTATAGCCATCGTCCCTAGTTAATAGTGTAATACCCTTATATGAACTAGCACCGTATTGAACATTGCCTAGTGGATACACTTCACCTTTATCACTAATCTTCTCATGCCATGATTCTAAGAATACATAGTCTTGGCGTGAGGTGATTACTTTACGTGTTGAAGTTTCAGCCGCAAATGCAGTAGCACTATCAGCATGTTGAATAACATCACCCGTAGCGTTATCATACGTTTTAGTTCCATCTGGAGCATCAGGGAATGAAATTTCACAACGGTTAGCGTCTGAGTCAATACCTATATGGTCTAATTCATGACTAACCCCGTTAGCGTTTACAATAGGCGTTATACTACGAGACACCCCTATAGGGTTGTACTCGCTCCCCCTAACCAGTATTAGAGCATTGGGTGTGTTGGGGGCATCATACATACCCTCATTTATAGCTTCATGGTTACTTGATTCGTAATGCTTACCCCATTCAGCAAAGCCACTACCAGCATTATCACGTATACGTTTTTCTGCTAGTGCGAAGAATGTTTCCTTAGTCATAACAGGTATAGGTAAATCACCTTCTACAAGATAACCAGCGTCATTAGTTAAGTCACTAACTTTATCAGGTATATCTATATCATTATTTGTAAGATAATTAGCATCATTAACTAGGTCACTAACGTTATCACCAACCTGAGTTGCTGAATCAGCTAATGCTAGTGAGGCTTTTACAGACGCCTCAAGTCCTTCATTTTGTATAGTATCCATGATACCCTCTTATGTTACGTCTGTCGGTTCTTGGAATAACTCTAGTAGTACGTCACCCCCTGATGCTGGGAAATCCCCTGCGCCAGTTAAGTTAAATGACCATGAAGTATATGAGTTTATACCGACTGCACCAACTGTAATTACTCCTGATACACCTGTAGGTATAGTCAGACTCGCAACATTTAATTCTGAGCTGCTTAATGTTAATGGTGTTCGAGCACCACGAGCGTTTATGTTATAGCCACCACCTGTAAAGTTTAAGGTGGTACTTAATTCTCTACTTGCAGAACTTGAACCAAACGCGAATACTTGTGTCACCTTAACCATACGCTTAAAGTCTCTAGCCGAGGATATATTGAATGTACCTAATGTCGCAGATGGGGTAATACTTGATGAACTTGTTTTCTTAGTAAAATACTTTAACAAACCACTAGAACTACGACCATCAGCACCGTCATCACCTGTCGCACCTTTCGGGCCAGTAGGGCCAGTAGGGCCAGTATCTCCACGAGCACCTTGGGCACCTGTTGGGCCTTGGGCACCTTGAGAGCCTGTAGCGCCTTTAATGCCTTGAGGTCCTTGGTTGCCAGTTGTGCCGCGAGGACCTTCTATGCCCTGCACACCATCTGGGCCACGTTCACCTATTGGGCCTTGTTGACCTTGTGGGCCAATGTCGCCTTGAGCACCTTGCGGGCCTACAATACCCTGTGGACCTTGTGGACCAGCAGGACCAGTTGGACCCACACTACCTTGTTCACCCTGTGAGCCTTGTACACCAGCTACACCTTGAGGACCTTGGTCACCACGTGGTCCACGACCAAACGGTAAACCTCCTGACCAATCACTTACACTATTAGAATTTTTAAAGTATATCTCACCGTAACCAGTAGATATAGAGAATTCACGTACTAGTACATTCATACCATCGGGTACTGTTGAATTAAAACTTACGGTACATGTCTCAGGTGTAGTTGTACTTGATACAGTATATTGGTCAGGGGCTTGTGTAACACCACCTAATAGTACTTCTAAAGTTTGTTGTCCATCAGGAATAAACGAAAGTAAATAAGCACTCTTTGTACCATCACCGACGAATCTGTCAAAGTTAGGTTCAGCATCAGTAATGTTTTGTGCGTCCAAAGCCAGATAGCTGAATCCTGCATCCTCATTATCAAAGTTAACTCTATCAGCTAATAAACCAACTTCGTCTACTTGGAAAGAATCACCCTGTGGGCCAACAATACCTTGTGGACCTTCGTTACCTACGACACCCTGTGGACCTTCATTACCAGTAACACCTTGTGGACCTTGTGGACCAACAGGTCCCTCTATACCTTGAGGTCCTTCTGGTCCTTGAGCACCAGTTTCACCTTTAATACCAGCTGGGCCAACATCACCTTGTGCGCCTTGTATACCAGTTTGACCTTGTATACCTTGAGCACCCGTTAAACCTTGTTCACCTTGTAATCCAACTGGACCCTGTGGACCCTGAGCACCTGTAGCGCCTTGAGGACCAACACCAGAGACTAAATCCCAAGTACCTGTATATGGGTCATTATTATAAGCATATGTGATATATAAGCCTTGAGTGAACTCTGGGCCATCATAATAGAATAGTGTACCATCGTTTAATCCAGATGGAAAAGAGCTACCATGACCTTCATAGTCATCTCTAAACTGATTGTATAGAGCCTCTGTATTAGTCTCAGCTGTCTCAGCTTCATCTGCTGCTGTTTCTGCACGATTAACTAACTCAAGTCCACCCTGTTCATCAATAACGAACTGCTTCATTTGACCTAATGGTACGGCGTCAGTATCGGTTGTCGCTTCACCTAAATTGGTTATACGATGTCCGAGCATATTTAAAACAGAATCCATTAAGAATATTCCATCTGGGTCTGCAAAACCATCTTGTACTTCTTCGATTACCATAAGAGTTTGCTTAAACGATTGGTCTAAGTTCTCTTCTCTTAATATGGCACCATCTTCATAGTCATTAACTAAGGTATCACGCGGTACAATGCGTCGTATGGTGAAAGTTACACCAGCCGCTACAGGAGCGTCTAGTTGAATTTGTGAGTCATCGACCCATGTATATGATAATTGTGTGTTGTAATCGTCACTATCTAAATAGACGAATACATAATCACGGTTTAAGAAACCTAGTGTAAAGTCTATAGGGTAAATAGTTTGGACACCATCACCTGTATATGGTCTGGTTGTTTTAGCCATTATTTGCCTCTATTTAATAAAGCCCTAATTAAAGGGCATTTTGTTACTTATTACCATTATGTTCAATGGAGTAATGATTACCGTCATTAAACCTACCACCCCATCTACACTCGGGGTCTAACGACTCCCAGTATAAACCTAGTGGTTCGTGGTCTTTATCACTAGTTAGATATACACCATCTTTAAAAAGGTTTAAATCAATTGCTAGCCTTGCTTTGTGGCATGAGTTCTTATGACCATATCCTTTCTTTGTACCGATATGTCCATGCAAACGAGGGTCACGATAGGCATCACCTAAAGTAACCTCATAACCACGAGTATGTAAGAAGTCTAAAAGGTTGGCTAGCAACCTAGTAAACTTACGTTGTTTATCTGCTAAACTCATTATTCACCATCTGGTAATTCGTTTATCATAGGTTCTAATGCTGACTGCATCACTTCACCTATTGCTGTATTGCTTAACGGAACTAGATTAGCTGCCGATTCTACCATACCTTTGATGTCACCTTTGGCACCACTGTTACCAGCTTCGTAGTAGTCGTTCATCAAACCCATTACTGGAACTTGACCTTGAACGGCTTCCCAAGAACTATTCAAATCATTAATACTCTCCACACCATTACGACCTAATACTAAGTCATGTAAGTCAGGAAATATACCGAATTGAGTAATATACTTGTGTACTTGTGTTTGGTCTTCTGTGACATCTTTACCGTCACCGAACTTACCAACTGCTGCTGCTGTAGCTGCACCTAATAAAGCAAACTTAGAATAACGTACTAAACCAGCAATGGCTGAATTTAGCATAACACCTGTCACGGCTTCCTTATCAGCAAAAGCTAATGAACGACTCAGTGATTTACTAGTCGCCACAATAGGCATCTGTCTGAATTGGAATATCAAACCCATTAAAGGTCTGTTTAACCAAGGTGGTAATTCACCAACATGTGTTCTTTGAATTTGTTGAGCTTCATCACGTATCATCGCGTACTGTAATTGTTCACGAACGTCTTTATCCCATTTATCAATATTCAACTTAGATAATACACCATCCTTAAATTCAGCGTGTTTCTTAAATGCTGCTTCTAATTCTGGGTTCTTACCTAATGTGTCAGTTATACCTAAGTCAGCCATACGAGCGTTACCCATTACACCTTTGCCATTAACAAAGTGATTAGCTAAATCTAACATAAAGCTAGATTGTACTACTCGTGTTTGTGCTCGACGAATCATATTGTATCCAGACAACTTACCTAATCCACGTGACGCTTCGGCTTTAAGTTCACCACCAGTTGCTAAGTTAGCTACCTTGAGTGAAAGTTTTCGCACTACGCTTGCTTCATTTAATTCGGTTTGGTCTAGATGTGTTGATTGCCGTTCTAGGAACTCTAAGTCATTGGTTATATTGGAAATACTTTGAATCTCTTCTAATAGAAGGCTATCATTCTTCCCTTCACGCCCCATGTTTAGTACCTTCTTAGCAGTTTTTGGGTTGCTAAATAAGTTAATCATACTACGTGTTATTACCTGACCTGTTTCTGCTAACTGAGCTGAACCTAAACCACCCATTTTAGTTAGTGCGGCTAAATCTTTAAGTTCACGCAACTCTTGTGGTAAACCTTTCGCTGTTGATAACTCACGTTTAGTTGGACGACCAAACAACTGGTCAATCGTATCATCAAACATTTGAGCATAACGTTTTGTGTTCACACCTGCTTCATTAGCTTCTTCAATTAAGTTCGCTTTGAATACATCAATATCTTTTTGTGAAGATAACAAACCTTTAGTTGCTTTGGATAAACCAACCCAACCACCAACACGGTTACTATACTTAGCTGCTAAACTAACTACATCACTATCAAGTAAATCTAATACAGACACACCATCAAGTTCTGCTGTGGTATCCAAATCACGTCTAGCCTTAGCACGTGCATCCATAGTTGGACTGTAGTGGTCAGCTGTTTGGTAATCATCAGATATCACATCATCATATAACTTCTTGGCTTGCGCATCAGCTACATCTTTACTAATAGGCTTAGCACTTGTTTGTAAGTTCATGTAGGCTTTAGATAATACTGCAACAGCTTTCTCTTCACCAACAGCCTTAAACTTACCAGCTTGCCATACATGCGGAATATAGTGTTTAACCTTACGGTCTTTCACAAAACCAGCAGCACCAGAATCAACCAGTACATTATGGTTATAATCCATATAATGGTCCCACTGGTCAACAAAGTCAGTTACAGACTTGTCAATACTCTTTGGTAATGATTTACCTTGACGACGATATTCTTGTACTAAGAACACATCACGGTTAAATTGATTCACTACTTCATTGGTTTGACCTGTACGTTCACGAGCTTTCAAACGACCTAGTTGACCTTTACCCTTACTAATAGCATAGGCATCAATCATCTTACGGTACTGTGGTATAACCTTAACAATACTCTCTTTAAACTTAGCATCACGAATGATAGAAGCTGTAGGAGCACGTTTAGCATTACCACCAAATCCACGACCAACTTCTGTTACTTTAGCACCTAAGTACTTCAAGCTAGTTAGTTTAGAATCAATGAATATTTCACCAACACCTTTCGTCATTTTATTGAGCATACGCCCAACATGGTCTAATGCACCAGTAGGCTTTGCAGCAACTTCGAAACGTTTCTTCTCACCACTACGAACAAACTCAGCTAAACCATCAGCTATCTTCTGTGCAGACTCGTCTACTGACTTGTCTACCGAAGCATCAACACGAGTTTGGATATCAACCTGTTCTTCCTTAGTTAACTTCTTATCGACATCAGGAGCGTAAAGTGTATCTACTTCTTCTTCTGTAATAGGACGCTCTATAGGATTAGCTTCGATTGACTCACCTCCTGTTGGTTTAACAGCTTTGGCCTTTAATCTAGCTTCATCAGCAAGAGTATGTGATACACGAATAACATCAACTAAGTCAGCCATGTTACCATTGTCTAGCATACGTTGTACTGTAACCTGCTTATTAGTTTTCATGCGTTTAGCAATCTTGTTTAAGCGGTCACGTTGCCTCATACGTTCGCGTTTACCTGATATAACTGTACTACCATTCTTCTTATTCATAGCACGTAACTTATTACGTAACTTCTCTAAGTTTTCTTTGGTAGGGTTTTTATAAGCACTAACACTATCTACATGACTAACATCACGTGGTAGTATATCAGCCTTATCAGCTTCATGTTCTAATATAGTTTCGTGAGTCTTCTCAGCACCCATCTCTACACTATCAATAGCTTGGTCTTGTTCAACTTTAAATGAGCGACTCGTAGCTTTATCTAATCTACCAACTTCGTTTACTTCTGGTGATACTTCAATCTCACCTTTACGTAATTGAGCAAATGCTGCTTTCCATTCAGGAGTCTTTGGTTTAAGACCTTTGGCTTTCAAACGAGCAATGATTTCAGGACCAGATAACTGTACCTTTTGACCAAATGATTTAGTCTTTTGTTTAACAGTAGCACCATTATCAATTTGCTTTAATCGTGCGGCAACTATACCATTCAATTGTTCAACTAATTTAGTGAACTCAGGGTCAGCTTCTTTACGAGCAAGTTTATTCATTTCAAGCATATCTTTAATGAATGATACTTCTTTAGGCAAGTCTTGAGTTAAAGTGAACAAATCATCTTTATCTACTTTACTTTCCATATTGATGATATCACTAAACTCATGTGCAAAGTCTAAGCTTGATTTAGGTGCAGGTACATTACCTCCAAACTCTTTCAAGCCTTGAAGTTTAGTAACATACTCTGACAATAAACCTTTCTGGTTAGTTGTCTTACCTTGTAATACTTGGTCCATAACGTTAACAGTTCTAACGTCTTTCTGACTAAACATCACACCTTGAATCTCTTTCATTTTAAGAGGTGGTACTTTACCATCAGGATATACTGAGGCTAGATGTAGAATCTGTGAGTTTAACTCTTCTGATAATTCTTGAATCTCAGGAGTCAACTTCTTATTGTTTAAACCTATCTGCTGATTGATTAACATCTGCATAGGAGAACCTTTAGGAAACATGTTCCTAATCTTTCTACCAGCTTTCTGATAACCTGTTGTAGATACTTTATCTATCGCAGCCCAAGGAGTAAAGGTCATTTCAGATAATGATTTACCTTGTGTTGGTTCATCGGGTAAACCTACCCACTCATGAACAGTCTGTTGAGAATTACCAGCGTTAACTGCTTCTGCCTCAGACTCATTCTTAGCCTCACTGTTGAACTTTTCCTTCTCAGGGTTAGCAATGTGTTCATCAAGTTCTTCAACCTGTTTCTGAGCCGCTGATTGATTCTCCTGACGTTTTAACACACCAAACTTACCTACTTCAACAACACCACCTAATGCTGTACCAAATAAACCACCCATCATGATATCCATTTGATAATCACGGGCAGTATATGTATGGTCACCATCTAGACGAGGGAATGCTTGAATAGCACCTTCAACCATACCAGCTGAGGCCCATGCTGCACCTTTCGATATATTAGAGAATGCTCTACCTTGCGCCCATAAACGGGAACCCTCAATAGCTTTACTCAACTGATACATCTTAGTAGCTTTCTCTGCTGCTTGAACACCTTGAGCAATCTTACCAGCTGGTAATAAAGTCAACGGGTCAATAACTACAGCTAAACCACCATAACCTATTTGAGCATACCATTCCATATTATCAAATACACGGTTATTCTCAACATCTTCGGCTAACTGGTCACGTAGTACAATACCTGCTGCCTCACCATATTGGTCTACTTCATCCATAATAATACTATGGTATTTTTCATCGAGACCTTTTGTTAATTGGTGTGGTGGGATATCATACTCTTTGTTATTGCCACGAGCACGTAATAGTTCTGACCTATCGTTACCATTGGCAACACTATTCATTTGACTGAATGATAAATCAATCTTCTCCCAAAAATCCTTCTCTTGTTCAGGACGTTTCATCACTGATAAATGACCATTACGTACTGCACGATTGTATTGTTCGGCTGCTTCTGGATTGTCTTGTAACGCGAAGATAATGGACTCACGGTCTGAATTACCCATAGACGTTGCTTCAACTTCCTTTCCCCAACCTGCTTGTACATGGCGAAAGTGTGCTACTTTCTGTGGGTCCTTATACAAGTTATACGTGGCTTGGTCTAACTCTTCTTGAGTAGCTCCACCATCTTTAAATTTACTATACGTGGATTTAAACTCTTGTTGAGCTTTACCAATCGCTTCATAATCTTTCGGGTCCATTGCTTGACGGAACTCACCGTATTGGTAAGGACTATTCTTAGCAAAGTACTCTTTATATGCATCATGTAATGCAGGGTCTTTGGCTTCACCATAACGAGTTTGATAGGTAGAATAACCTTGGTCTAGTAATACCAAACCAAGGTCAATGTCTTTATCATTAATCGTTTTAGTAACACCACTTAACTTACGTCCATGGTGGTCAACACCATAGTCGTGAGTAGTTTGAACCGTACCAGTTGATGTTAAGTTTTTAGTAAATTCCGAAGCTTTTTCACCTGCTTCTGTATTCTTCTCTTCATCAGGGTGTACTGATTCTGGGGTATTAATATTTGATAGACGGACTTTACCTTCTTCTGATTCGAAGGTATCACCGTCTACACTATTTGTAATGACAGACATTATAGTCTCCTAAAATTTTGAATGTTTTAAACGCTCCATTGCATTTACAGTCGATTGAATCTCACTCTCTTTCTCGATACGAGCTTCAAGTTCCTTCTCTTTTTGATTTTGAACAACCTTCTTTTCATATACCTTTATACGCTCTGGTGATAAATATACATCGTGTTGAAATTTATGGTTCTTAATCCATAGACCACCATCAGGTGCTACATCAAACCGAGTATTGTTTAACTCGTCGAAAGCACGTATTGGGTTACCATCAGCATTTTCGGACATACCAATACCTTGAGCAATAATACCTGTTGCTAGGTTATTATCTGGGTGTTGTATAGCGTCAATAAGTTGCGGTAACGTATGGTCAGTTAATGTACCATTAATCTTATCGGCATTATGGATAACCTGTCCTTTATAATTGGCAGATTTATTCTTCACCGAGTCGTATAAGTAATCACTAGCACGTTGTAAGTCACCTTTACCAAGTAAGATACCACGATTAAATGTTTCCATATATCGACCGACATCTTCACCTGACGGTTGTTGACCAGTCATGTTAACAATCTTCTCAGTAATGAAATCACGTTTACTCTGATTCTTACCAAGGTTCCAGTCTACTGCCCAAAAGTCTTTATTACCTGCTGCTTCTTTAAAGTCAGCTATTTCTGATTCAATCATACTAGATGTTTTACCAGCTGTTTGACCATCACGGATAATAGAGTACTCATCATAAGCATCGGCACCTAGTTGCTTCTTAAACTTAGCCCTATCTTCCTGTTCAAACTGAGCAAACAATTGCATAGCATTCCTAGCCGTCTCTGTAGGTTGGTCATTTTCATCTACCATGTTAATACCAGCGAAACCATTGATATATGATTGTCCTAGTGTTTTAACATAACCCGCATCAAACTGGTCTGCTCCCCAATTCTGTACTACTTGGGAACCTACATGTATAGGGTCAGCCACCATAGCTTGTATAGCTTCTTCATTAGTAATATCTTCATTACCAAGTAAACCACCCACTAAACGTCTATGTCTCTCCGCAGTAGCTCCTACAGCCTCAGATATAGTTAAATTACCTAAACTGGCTAACTGTACACCATCACCTTTATTAGCTAACTGTTGAGCTTGTATGACAGCTTCTAATCTATCTGACTTAACACTAGCTTTAGCGCCAGCTTGTAGAGCAGTATCTAATACACCCTGTAAACTAAGTTTAGCATTAGTTAAATTCAAATCATATCTATCAGTACCTGACTTCCTAGTTTTATGCTCATTAAGCGCACCAATAGCCTGTTCTACGATAGCATCAATTTGCTTTGAAGGATTATCACCTGAAACCTTTGATGCAGCTAATTTAGCCTCTGAGACAGTCAGACTGATATTGTGACCAGCTTTAGTATCGTATTTTGCAATAGATGCATCTAACTGCTTACGTTCCTTCGGGTTAAGTTTATCAAACCAATTACTAGCGTTAGCCATATTGTAAGCACCAATGTTACCTTGTTCTAAGGAGTACATTACTTCTTCATTAATGACACTGGTATATGCTTGTTTGCTCATACCTTCTGGTTTGCCTGACATGTTAAAGAAAGACTTACCACTAGCCATAAATTCAGCTGCTTCTTCTGGTGAAGTTATTTGCTGCGATTGTGTAGTGAATACATCTAATGTACCACGTACAAACTGTTTTGTTGTTTCACGTTGTTGGAGTTGATTGTAACCGTAATGCTCTTTGGAATGAGACTGGACCAGTTTTTCAGATGCCTTTGACCAATTCTGAGTAATCAACTTTTGTGTCTCAGCATCATTAGGATACTGTTCTAGTTGACTATCTAACTGTTTGCGTAGACGGGTCTGATATTGTTCAGGCGTATCCGCTGCGTATTCTGAAATACTGTTAGCTTGTTCTAAATAAGCTTGTTGTATGTTGTTACCTACCGCACGTTGCTGTGCTGCACGATATTCAATGTTCTGACCGAACACTGCTTCTTCCCAACCAGAACGTTTCTTCTCGACATCGATAGCATTTACTGCTTTACCTTCACCTTGTCGAATAGACGCATCTAATTCTCGTTGAGCGTTTATGTTCTTCGCTTTGTTCCCTAACAGTTTAGTTAAAGAAGAACCTAACGAAGCCCCTGCTGTTTGTATTGCTGAATCTAAGTCACTAGTTGCACGAACGTTTGTTGACGTTGATGTACGACTAGCTTCCTTAGTAGCTGGTGTATTTACGAAACCAGCATTAGCATCACTTGTAGCAGTTCTAGCTGGTTGCCCGAACTGTGTCATAAGTTATCCTACTGTTAATGTGCCAGCATCAGCTTTAGGCTGACTTGGACTTTCATTGAAGAACGCTTCGGCTACTTGTAAGTCAGACATCTCAAATGAGGAAGCTGCTTTTAGTAAGTTGCCCGCTATGGTCGTCTTAGGTGTTTCCACGTTAACTTGCATTTGCATACTGCTGTTATATACACTAGCAGATAGATTCTCGATTTGCTGTTCAGCTGCTTTATTACTAGCAGATAGAGCATGAGCTTCATTCACTTCTGTCTGTTGTACTACAGCTTCAACACTTGCACCTTTAGCGCCAGCTAGTGCTGCTGATACCTTAGCGTTTGCTTCGGCTTCATCTTGCTTCTGTTTAATTTTTACGTTTGATGTGATTCGGTCTTGGTTAACAGCAGAGATATTAGCCTCTGCCGCTGACCGAGCATTACTTGCAGCTAATTTACTAGATGCCGTTTGATACTCTCTATTGTATGTTGCAATAGTTTCAGCCGATTCTACACCAGCGGCTAATGAGGCGAATTGAACACCTGATTGAATCGCTTGTGCATATATGGACATTATAATCTCCCACTTGTTCTAAAGTACTGACCATCCCAAGATATACCAGCAATAGTTAAACCTAAGTACCCTTCGGTCCTAAATTCGGTTCTTGCTAGACTAGCGTCTTGTGCGTAACTGAAACGTATGTCACCAGTGTATGAGGCTTTCTCACCCACTAAGTTACTTACTTGGCCCATTACACGACCTGTAAATGATTGGTCATCTAACTGTACGTAATCTGAATGTATTCTCATATCAACTTCATGAGTATCAACTACACTTAACATCCAACGAGCTACACGTATTCGGTCAGTCGTAATAACTATACCAGATTCATCGCGCCTAAAAGGGCGAGTAGGTATATACCTAGCTGTCACTGGAACACCTACATAAACCTTACAAGGTAAACCATTTGATATGTTCTCTTTAAAAGTTAACGTATCACCTGACTTAGTATATTGAGCTTTAAACAATTCATACTCACAACCATTACCTCTTACAACTATCGTGTTCGCGTTGAACGTGTAGTTTAAGGGTAAAGTAACCCCACTACCGTCTGACGACTCTAAGGTTAACATATAGTCCAAGAATACTTCATCAGTATCTCTTGTGACGCGTGAATATAAATCTATCTCATATAAGGCTACTCTATCAGAATGTTTCGTAATTACCGTCAGTTTATTTGACTTAAACGTCAAGTCAGTAATTTCAATATCATCTGGGAATTCCCAAGTGCTCCATGAATTCTGTAGTATTTTACCACGTTCATCATA